ACTCGGCGAACCAGTTGAAGTTCTAGAAGCCGGTACCGGTTTCATGATGATCCGCCGTAATACTTTTGAGAAGTTCCAGGAGATCTATCCTCAGCAGTTGTACAAGCCTGACCATGTTCGTACCGAACATTTTGACGGTTCACGTTACATCATGGCATTCTTCGACACTCCTATCGATGCAAAGCGTGCACAGTTGGTACCTGAACTTCAGGCATATATTGAAAAGAATCCACAGGCTACCAGTAATGAACTGATCGAGTTCATCAAGGATGCTAAGAGCACTGCTCGTGATCGTCCTGAGTATTCGGAACGTTATCTATCTGAAGACTATATGTTCTGTCAGTGGGTACGTAACGCCGGGATGAAGGTATGGTTGTGCCCGTGGATGCAGTTGCAGCATGTCGGTATGTACGTGTTCGGTGGTTCATTGGTCGATCTTGCACAGATCGGTGCTGCAGCCACTGCCGATCCTAGTGCACTTAAGAAGTACAAAAAGTAAAATAGTGGTGTACTCTTATCCACAGTCATGCTATACTGGTATTGACTGTGGATAAGTCAAATATTATTGGAGATATATTATGAAGCTTGATTCGAATACTACGCAGATCCTTAAGAACTTCTCGTCGATCAATCAGAACATTATGATTAAGCAGGGCAACCAGGTTCGCACCATCTCGCCTACCAAGTCTGTTCTTGCTCGTGCATTCCTCAATCAGGAATTTGATTCTACGTTTGCTATCTATGACCTCAGCCGTTTCCTTGGTACTGTTTCGTTGTTCCAGGACCCTGAACTGACCCTCAAAGACACCTATGTGGAAATTGCCGAGGGCAATAACAAGTTCAAGTATGCATTCAGCGATTCGTCATTGATCATGGTTGCGCCTGATAAGGAGATTGAACTTCCTAATCCTGAAGTTCGGTTCACTCTGACCGAAGAAGCACTCGGCCGGGTCATGAAGGCATTGAGTGTCTCGCAGCTTCCTGATATTGCAGTTACCGGTATCGATGGTCGTATTCTCCTGCAGGCAGTGGATACCAAAGGTGCAACAAACGACTCGTTTAGCGTAGAGGTCGGCGAGACCGATGCAACATTCCGTATGGTCTTCCGTTCGGACAATATCAAGTTGATCCCAGGCAAGTATGACGTTTCCATCTCGTCTAAGGGTCTCAGCCACTTCAAGGGCGAGACCGTTGAATACTGGATCGCAGTGGAGAGTAATTCTAAGTACGACGGTTGATCCAGCTGTAACGCTGGCGTATAAGTGGCACCTTCGGGTGGAGCGGTCGATACGAAAAGGCGACACCGGACCTCGTAACCGGTACCTTATTATGATGGAGATATATTATGCTTGAAGAATTTTTGTGGGTCGAGAAGTATCGTCCCAAGACTATTGCTGACACCATCCTTCCTGCCCACCTGAAGACTGTATTCCAACAGTTTGTGGACCAGAAGAATATCCCTAACCTCATCCTATCGGGTTCGGCCGGCGTCGGTAAGACAACTGTTGCTCGTGCTATGTGTGAACAGCTGGGTTGTGACTATATCGTTATCAACGGTTCTATGAATGGCGGTATCGATACCCTGCGTAACGATATTGCTCGTTTCGCCTCCTCCATCTCGCTCTCTGGTGGTCGTAAGATGGTTATCCTCGATGAGGCTGACTATCTTAACGCACAGTCTACTCAACCAGCTCTTCGTAACTTCATGGAGGAATTCAGTGCAAATTGTGGATTCATTCTTACTTGCAATTTTGTCGATCGGATTATTGAGCCACTACATTCTCGGTGCTCGGTTGTCAAATTTAAGATTCCTAAATCAGAACTTCCCGCTCTCGCGAAGCAGTTTCTTCAGAGGGTATGTGGCATCCTCGAGACTGAATCGGTTCCTTATGAAAAGTCTGTCGTTGCCGAAGTTATCAAGTCGCACTTTCCTGATTGGCGACGTGTTATTAACGAGCTTCAACAGTATAGTGCTACTGGCAGCATTGACACTGGGATTCTTAGGAATTTCGCGGATACTGCTCTTGTTAAACTGATCGGCTACCTGAAGGACCGAAACTTCAGTGCGATGCGTAAGTGGGTTGCAGAATCCGATATGGATACCACAGAGTTCTTCCGTGCCTTCTTTGACAAGGCGGAGGACTATATTAAGGCTGACTCCATCCCGGTCTTGGTCCTCCACCTTGCAAAGTATCAATATCAGAATGCATTTGCTGCTGATCCTGAGATCAATCTAACTGCCTGCCTCACAGAGATCATGGCCGACTGCGAGTTCCTATGAACTGGTTTGGTAGGAGCAAAACCTGCGCTGTGTGTGAAGATAAGTATCCCAAGAGTGAACCATTCCACGAGATGCGTATCAGCACCGATGATGGCGTGGTCTCTCTTGAGATATGTGAGAAATGTGCAGACTTCTTTGATAAGTCTGCCGAGGTGATTATGAAGGGCAGGCAGCAGGATGGCGACAGTTAGCAAAATGCCACTGGCGCATTGCTCCACCTGCACCTTGTTTTCCACAGTTAGGGCAGATCACAACATTTAATTTCTTACCAAGATTTGGTGCAGGAATTCCAAACATAGGATTGTTTTTACCAGACATTTTCTTTGAATGGTTTGGTCTCTTTTTGCCACGAGTTGGGTGGTTGAGACTATTCAATTGGGCATTTGACATTTTTGTTCTAGACTCTATTGATCTCTTACCGGAAGCATTTGTGTTTCCTTTAAGTAGATTTAATCTAGATTCTTTTAATACTTGATATGTGCGTGATGACAGATTTGACATTTTCTTTTGTGTCATAAACCAGAATGCGTGTGTCATTTGAGCATTATCAAATGCTTTCCATAACATCCAATGCGCTAGGAAATGTTCTCTGTATGTCAATTTTATGATATTCGATATTTCATCAGATCCGCCCATGGACTTTGGAATAATATGATGTTTATCAAAAGCACCGCGAACAGTTCTGTTTCTACGCGTTTCGATAAATTTGATATATCGATTATAATGATGTTGTGACTTTGGATATATAGTCATGCTGGTTCTCCTAACTAGAATTAGAGTCAGTGGGACTGCCATCCGCGACTGACACTTATGAGGATATTTATATTATGCAACCTTTCGACTTTGTAAACTCTATCAACTCTACCAAGAAGAATCTGATGAAAGGCACTGAGAACGATCAGCTTGCCGAGAAGTCATACAATGCATTCATTACCAACAAAGCACTATCCTATTTCCCAGATACCGTGCATCTAGCCAATATGATGAACTGTCATCATGGTCTAGACAATAAGTTGCAATATTTGTTTCTAATAAATATTGTACGACCCAGTAAGCGGTATTCAAAATGGGTGAAGAAAGATAAGGATAGTGATTTAGAGTTGGTAATGACTTATTACGGATATAACCGTCAAAAGGCAAAAACAGCAATTAAATTACTTTCCCCAGATCAAATGAAAACGATAAGAAACAAACTTGATAAGGGTGGAGTTAAAAAATGAATGTAGTTGATAGTTTAATCGAGGTAAAACTGGGTGAGGAAGACGACTTCCTAAAGGTACGAGAGACGTTGACACGTATCGGTGTTGCATCACGTAAGGATAAGACTCTCTACCAGTCATGCCATATTCTGCATAAGCAAGGCAAATATTATATCGTTCATTTCAAAGAGTTGTTTGCTTTAGATGGAAAACCATCAAACTTCTCAGATGAAGATCGTGGTCGCCGTAATGCTATTACTAATCTATTGGTCGATTGGGGATTGATCAAACTAACTGAAGAAGGTAGTACATCAGATCCACTAACTCCATTGAATCAGATTAAGATTCTCCCATTCAAGGAGAAGGGTGAATGGAGTTTAGTAACTAAATATAGTATTGGACGCAAAAAATAAGAGTGTACAAATATTAATAGCCATGGTATGCTGGTCTTTCAACTAGGAAAGGGTTGCGATCATGGCTATTTTTTATGACTCCGGTAACGCGAAGAACTCTGACTTCAACCCATCCCTTATCCATAAATTAAACCCGAACTCCCAATGGGCCAACCACTCATACAATCATTTCGTACTCCAACACATCTCTAAAACCGGCGAATTCAATGAACGAGCACACGCTCGGAATGAGATGTTAATCGCCGAACGAAAAATGAAATTCTGGGAACGTCACCCAGGCTTCGACGAAGCCGATGCCAAATACTACCGCAAACGTTATTATCGATACTAATCAAAAAAAATGCGCTCGGATAGTTTCTGCGCGCATTTTAGTATGTACATTATTTCGAAACGGGTTTATACTGGTTATATGATGATGAAAGGAACAAATATGATCACCAATGTCTCCGGCGGTGCTTTCGAAATCCGTACCGGTCGTCCTTGGACTGCTGGTATCTCGCCCTTCCGTGAAGGTGAAGCCCTGAAACTTCGTTGGGAAAAGGTCGGGCCGGTTGGTGGTCGGCACTTCTTCGAGATCGACGGCGTGCAGTACTCTGCCAAGAAGATCTCGCCTCGCATCGAAGGCATCCAAATGCATACTGAAGGATATTAATCATGACCGATAACCAGACCCCGCCCGATTGGGTGCTGATCGAAGCTGCGAAGCGGGGCGGGTTTAATCCTGATCTGCGGTCGCTCCGCAGTATGTATGTGGGAGACGGGTTGTGGAAAGCAACCTTCCGCGCCCTGTGCGACATGATCCATAGGTATGAGAAGCCGCCTGCGATTGATCCGCTGGTACAGGCGTTAACAGATTGTGGCTGGCTAGGTAACCCAGAATATGACGCCGATGTTATTCGAGACGCCCTTGCCAAGCGCAACCACGCCATCATGGAGATCAGCGAACAGGACAAGGCCGAGCCGGTGAGTGAACCATCCGGAAATTCCGGTAAGTTGCCACCAGCCATGTCGCGCGACTATCGAGCCGGGATTGAGTTCACAATGCAATACATTTGGGATCAAGGATTGGTGGTGTCGTCATGGGCTTGGCACAAAGCCTACCGTGACTTGATCGGAGGTGCTGGCGATGACCGATGACGACAAGGCGCTGGTCGAGCGGTTGCGGAATGGTGTCGGATACTGGATGCGGGAGAAGGAAATTGACGGCGCTCCGTTTGATGCCGCCGACCGCATCGAAGCCCAAGCCGCTGAGATTGCGCGGCTGCGGGAGGCTTTAAAAGAGTACGGAGACCATAAGAACTACGGAGATATTCCTTGCCGTAAAGATGCTTGGGATTTTGAAATACCTTGTACATGTGGTTTAGATGATGTTCTGAAG